CTCTTTGCTTGTCTTTCCGTTATTGGTCCGGAATGTCCTCAGAAGAATGATAAGTTTGGTATTAAAATCCGGGGAGCTTTCAATTCTAGAGATGAAGCCGCGAGTCACGCGAAGCGTCTCCAAAAGGAAGACGCCACCTTTGATATTTATGTCGTGGACATGTACAAATGGTTGTTGATTCCACCGGACGCCACCGCCATAGAGGACGTTCATTACACGAACGAAAAATTAGAGGAGCTCATGTCGGGGTACAGAGAAAATCAACAAATGGCGGCCAAGATGTTCGCTGATCGTAAGAGAGATATGATGGAGAGCCCAAGTAACACGTACATTAAGCCGGGTGACGAGAATTCCAAATTTTACACGAAACCAGATGAACCACCCATCAGTCACCCAGCTGAGGTTTTGGAGCGTCTTAAGAAGGAAAAGCCGGACGCTGAGATGGAAGAGCTCGTGAAGGAAGCCGATAAGATCGTCGCTGATGAAATCGAAGAACGACGTAAGAAGCGCGAGGCTGAGGCTGAGAGTGTTGAGGAGAAGGCGACTGAAGGTGAAGAAGTGAACTCCGCGTAAATAATTAAAAAGATATAATGCTGATCGGTATCCCTGATCACCATTATTGTATATATTCTGGTTAAGTGTGTGGACACGAAACACTTAAACGGAACACATTTTTATCCTGTTCGAAGAATGACCGGTTGCATGGTCTTACCCATGAAAAATCCTAAAATGAAAGCCACGAATATGACTATGTACGCGGTTTTGTCGAGATTTGAAAAGATATCAATCTTTTCTTGGTATTGCATTTGTGGAGGTGGAGGTGGTGGGGGAGGGTAGTAATACATGGGTTCTTGATCATGTTGTTCATCCTCTATTTGTTCTTCTTTTTCGAGTACATCTGGGGTGTAATCGAGTGGATTTCCTATATCACTCTCCATTTATAAATTCGCGTTTTATTTTTTTAACTACATTATTCCTCATCTTCATCATCATCCTCATCATCAACAATAAATCCAGCTAAATTACCATTTTCATCCGCATCCTCGTCTTCATCTGATTCTGATTCACTCTCAGACTCCGAATCGTAATCATCTTCATCGAAATCAGAGTCACCGTCATCTGTGTAATCGTCCTCTACCTCTTCAAATATTTCGAGACGCTCCGGGGGCTTGGAAACTCGTCCAGAGCGAGTTCTAATATTAGACATTTTATAATATATATGTTCATTACATCTTTAAGTTATGCAACCGTTCTATTACTGCGTTCAATTTACTCATTATTTCTTCATTTTTGGAGTACATACCGAGCTCTTCTATATTATGTATGGCTCGTTCCAATAGTTTCTGCGAAATATCTACGTGACCCTTAAATTCTACCGCCATGTGTAGATTCGAATTGAATTCCCTGTAGAGTATCCCGTTTATGTGCGCGTATTCACGGACATCTCTCATGATTTCCTCTACTGGATCAGGCTTTACGCTTATTTTTGCTATTCTCGATGACACATAAATCATCGCCAGTAAAATAACCACCGCAAACATATTTATAATTTAGATGTTATCTTGTCTATAAGCCTGTGTTTTCTATTCGTACATTTACAAACTTTTTGAATCTCATCTTTGAATATCGAAAAGTCTGATTTTGTGGAACACACGGGACACGCGTGATTCGTTTTCACGAGCTTCTTTTTGCCTTTCACATTCTCTATAGCGTGTATTTCCAGATTATCATCTTGAATCATGTATTTTTTGATATACGCTTTAAGGTCTTCGCGTACGTCACATTTTGGTTTTTCGACAGGCTTTTTCTTTGGGAGCGACCTGTATTTGGTGACATGTAATTTTTCGACTATGTTCGGGGGTAATTGGTGTACTCGTCCCGAGAAATCCTTACAAAATCCATAGAATCGACCTCTTATCGTTTCACAACGACAGAAACATTTTTGTTTTATGGTGTCCCCTAATATATGAAACCACACGTGGTTTGACCCGTGATTGCGTTTCGTGTTTTCACAATACCTAGACGTCGTGGCGACGAGGTAACTGTTCTTTTCTCGGTACAGATTCTTTACACGGGCATTCGTTTGACCTTCCATATGTCTACGTATGAACGTTTCGAGTAAAGCACACGTTTCGGGGTCTTTGAGTTCGTCCTTCAACTGGTTCGCTGTGAAAGAACCTTCCTTTCTTTTCTGTGCACCTTCGATTATTCTGGGGTCGGTGCATTCTGTCCGAAGAGTCACCATATTCATGAGTTCGACGGTTGGTTCCGGTGACACATTTTGGAACATGGCGAGAGGTCCATGTTTGTACAAAAGTATAGGAAGGTACTCACTTTGCGTCTCCTTTCCTCTATCACATTCCGAACACCCCTTACCATTACACGCTTTATGCGTCACCCATTTATGTGAAAATGGCATTCGAAACCCACTTCCATGGGTGTTTCGTTCACTACTTCCGTACACGGACAAATCGACTATTTCGTTCCAGTCTTTTGATCCATATGCTATGTTGAGTGTGTTTATGATGTGTTCTCTGAGAGCTAGCGCCGAGGATCTATTCACTGGAAAATCCGGCCAATTTATGTGTACACCCGTTTTCATGAAATCATCCACCTTCTTTGGTTTTGAAACACACACGAGTGCGTCCTTCCCTCCATGTTTACTCACCCTGTCGCATATGACTTTACACACGCGGTTAATTTCTTCTACCGTAAGAACGTCATCATCCTTGTAATCGAGGTCAACGAAAAAATTATACGCATCGATCGTCTTTTGCTCCACGAGATATATCTTCTCGTTCGATTTGATACACTCAACGTATTTTTCATAAAATTCAGTCAATCTATCAAATGGTACGGACAGCACGCCGCCGTCCATGAACACATGTGATGGATTGGGGTTCTTTTCAAAGAAGCCGTGACTTTTGCACCACTCCTTGAACATACTTACCATTAGTTCGCGTAATTCTTTTAATCTTCTTCAAAGCTTCTCCATATCGACTTCCTAAACGATACATCTGGATGTGTTGCTTCATCTTCTGTTAGTTTTTTCTTCAACACTAAAAGTTCATACACCTTATCTTCCTTGTGCTCTTCGATGTAATCGTTCGCACGAGTTGGTGTGTATGAATGTCTATTGACGAGCAAATCATGTATTTGCATTAAAATGTAGCTCTTCGACTTCATTATTTTATAGCAAAGGATTTTCTATTCAAAGATGTAACACACGCATAGAATTCTGGATTTTCGAGTACATTTTTAGAGATACGATCCCACTGCTTCTTCATCCTGAATTCTTGGAGTGTATCGAACGACATGAAATCATTTTCGTCGTGCGTACGCTTAATAGGTTGTTTTTGTATTTTTTTAGCTATCGTCTTTTGTTTCTCATCGTTGAACTTCCTAACGAGATCAACTTGTTCGGGTTTCGTGTAATTCACAAAAAACACAAAGACGTTATATTCCAACTCGACGGTTGGGCTTTCTTTGACTATAAATTTAAATTCCGTATACTCGCCTTTCTTCAAAGAAACGACACCACGCGTTTCTTCTTCAAGTTCGCGAAGGGCACACCGAATTGGATTGAAAATCTCTCTTCGGCGACACCCTCCGGTCACGAATATCCAGTCTTTAAAGCGCTTATCTCTCACCGTTAGGAATTTGGGTTTGTCGCTCGTAAATGTTACTGGTACCGCTATCGCTTTATATTTCTTCATTGCGCTGATCGCAAGTTATAATCTTCAGAGATGTTAATTTTCTTCGGACTCGGCAACATTATTGATTACGACCTCTTCCTCCTCCTCTTCATCATGTTCTTGGATAACACGTTGTTGAGTGGGTGGTGGTGGTGGTGTGTGCGCTTGAACGATTTTATTACAGAAACCTTTGATACCTTCGATATCACTCTTAGCTTGTGTAAACTCCTTGTACATGTAAACGGTGGCCGCAATGCACAAAATAACAGCTACAATAGTCAGAGTCTCTCTATCGAACGAGATCATACTTTTGTGTAATAGAAACGTTGAATTTTTTTAAGTAGCTTCCTCCTGATTAATGGGGGAAATGAATTTTTCGAGTGTCCTGGATTTTGGGTCATACGTGAGTACAAACACAAATCCTAGAAGAAATAAATACTTCCAAAGCATTTGATATTAGTGTTTAATTTAATTAGAGTACATCAAACCACCCATACCATTTTCAATGCGCATAATATTGTAGTTCACAGCGTACATGTCAGCATTGAACTTGTTGCCATCAACTATGAAACGAGCGGAATCGAGACGGCTGAAATTGAGCGAACCAGTTGGCTGCAGCTTCGCGGTGTCGAGACAGAATGGGTACAAGAACATGGTTTCATCGGTACTACGGATTTCGGACGAAGCGGTGTGGTAATACTTAGACACCACGGTGTAGTGTGGGTTGACGGGCTTGGCATCCGTGACATCGGTACCATTGATTTGCAAACGAAGCTTGTTGTTAATGAAACCGAGATTGCTTGGATTATACGCCGCGATATACTTGACTGGATGATTGTAGTTCACTTCCTGGATAGTAGTGTCAGACAAGATGGATCGTTGCGTTTGGTTGATGATCATGTTTTGTGGAGTATTCGCCAAAGTGGTGCGTTCATCGGTATCCAAGTAGATGTATTGCGCGTGAACTTCATAATCAGTGGCCGCTGGATCCTTCCATGTAATGCGCAATTCAACATCGTGGTACTGGAGCGCAATCAATGGGATCGCGGATTGCCAGTTTTCACAGAAAGAAAAGCGGAGTGGGTAGAACGCCCACGGCGCGGCAACACCCGCGGTGGTGGACTTGGAGTAATTTTGAGCCATGGTGTCTGGCGCAATGTATTGGGAAAAGTGAGACGTTTGTTCGTCGATGACCTGGCCACCGACCAACCACTCGACCTTCTGGATTCTGTTGATCCAATCAGCTTTATTGAGCGCATTTGGGTTGCGATTCGCGATGTAGCAGTATCCGAGGAGATCCCCCTTGCGTTCGAAACGAACGGTGGAGATACCACCGGCAGTTGGAACGCCCTGGAGCACTTGGCGTTCTATGGTTTGGGCAA